TACCTATCCCATGTGGTGATGGGTCAATCGACAGTTCCTGTTTAGGATCAATCGACAGTTTCTGGACTGCAGTACCAATCTGCGCAGACGCCAAATGAGGCGCATTTGCAGGCTGGTATGCATGGACATTGTCAATAGTAGGGATGTTGGTAAAACCGAACAACGATGCTATCGACGCAGTGGCACTCGCACCAATTTCCGTAGCTCTAGCAAATTTCCCAATAATGGGCACTTTACTGAGCATACCGGCAACTGATGCAAGTGCGCTGGCAGGTCTGGACACTGGTCCATTCCCATATTCGTCGCCTTGTAAAGACAACTTATTTGTCGAACCCATGAGATGAACGTCGGTCATCCAAGCATAGGTTCGAATTGTCACAGATGTTGTCCCGCCTGTGACTGCGAGTTTTAATGGGGCATAAACCAAATAGTTTAGAGACCCCATGTTCTGGACTTCTGTTGCAGAAGTAATGTCCAACCAATTCTTATGCAAAAAGAATGGTAAAACCATCTCACCCCCGGCGTTGGCCTGAGGGTAAACATAAAATCCTGGTTGCTGTGAATACGGCACCAGGATAGGATTGATTGGACTGGGAACTGTGATCTTGTCAGAGGCAAAACCCAGCAATGGCGAATAACACGCCCGTACGGCACCATATTGAAATGGAGTGCCGTTCAAAATGATCTTGATGTGCAGATTCCCACGCATAAATGCGTAGTTATCAAGCTTTTTCTTGATCAAAGTGTTGTTCAAAAACAGATACCATGGTTGAAGAGTCGTCTTCACACCAATGACATCTGAAGTTGTCCAAGTTGTGGTATGACTAACGTAGGACGCGCGAGAAAATTCCCGAGCGAAATATCGTCAGTATTATCCACCAAGGCCACACTGTTTGACGAGAGCGGTGCATTCACATGTACGCCACCTTCATTATCAATGAAAGTGACGGTCTGTGAATCCAACACGCTCTCGCCTAACTGTGTATCGACCACGACAGCTTCTGCTTCCTCATAAGAGTCAGCTTGAAGTTTAAAAAGGGACTTATTAAAATGCGTATACGGATTCCCTGATTCCATAAAGCAAGTGACGGTTCTTCCGGTGACCGCCGCAACAACTTTTTTATTCTTATTGTTACTTTTCTGTGACTAGTTTGTTACACCAGAGTGATCAGCCAAAACCACACTGGCTGGGGGAGCGCTCGCTGACGCCTTCCAAAATCTCGTTACGAGATCATCCCATCGTGGAAGTTTGTTGCCCGTAGCATATAAGCTGTAGGGCTCTTGTTCGAGAATTTTCGCAAAAAATGCGTGGTGCTTCTCGAAGACCTTGCGACCGTGAAAGAAAAATTCACTGTTGGCCGAGGAAATCACATCAACCATTTGTGAGTACATATCGACAGAGTCAGATGGTACCCACATGGTGAGTGATTTGTGCATCGAAGCCGGATCCAGAGGTGCCAACCAAGCACCCACATCTTCATCAAAGACCCACTTACGTTTCAAAAACGAGCAGTTCTTAATGTCGACATAGGGGATTGACGCAGTCTCCTTGTCCGGCATGGTGTATTCAACACCAATGGTTTTCATCACCTTCTGGTATGAAGTGTGATTAAACCAGGGAGCTTTGATGCTCACTCCCATGATATTGTCATCACCATAGGTGAACAATCG